TCGTTTGCTTTTGATGACATATCGTCAATCTTTTTCGTGTTTTCCTCAATGCGCGCTAATCGCTCGATTATTGTACGCCACATATTTTCGTCACTCATCTCAACCCTCCTAATGTTTAAAGTGCTATCCAAAAAACAAAAGTCCAAAAAAAGAGCAACGCGTGAGCGCTACTCTTTTACTTTCGTTACCATTTTTCATTTACCGCGCAGTTTGTTTCAACTTTTAAGTGCTTTATCAGTGCCCTTAACATTTGTGATTGACGGTGTTTCTTTAATTATTTTTGCGGGTACACCAGCAACCGTAACGTTGCTAGGTACATTTTTATTAACTACTGAGTTTGCACCTATGGTTACATTGTCGCCGATAGTAATGTCACCAAAAATTTTAGCTCCCGGGCCAATATAAACGTTATCACCTATAACTGGTGTCCCCCCAATGTTAACCGCCGAGTGCAAACGGCAATTTTTACCCACTCTGGCTGAACTATTGACTACTATACTCCCGTAGTGAGCAATGCTTAATCCTGCATCGAAGACATTAGGGTCAATAGTAAACCCCAAATGTGTAGATAATTTAACGAATCTCAGTTTTATTATTCTGAGATATATTTTACCTAGTATATCTTTCCTGCAATTTTGATAATACTCAATTTTCCTTAGCGTTCTTTGGAAATTGAGTATTGGATTGCTAATTTTATAGTGCCAGCTTAGGCGCCCAACATTTAGAGATGCTAAGTCTGCATCTAAATAAAATTTATAATCGCTTTTATTGTTAATCATAATATTCCTCCTTAAAATACAATCCTTTCGATTATACTATAAAAAGGGATTATAATTACCCCCCGAAAGCATTTATTTTTAATTTCCAGTTCGTATCTATCGATACTGACGAATCGCTAATATTAAACAATGTAATGCCTACCTGACTTGCGTTTATCATGCGGGCGTACACAATCACCTTGTCTAAATCAGCTATATCACCGAGTGGTCTAATAATAAAGGCGTTTGCACCATATGGTCTTGTTTTAAACGGTCTATGCAATGGAATTGTCAATGAGTGAGCACTCTTTGATTGTAAGGTTAAATTCGATAACGATTCTTCTTGAAAAACGTTCTCAAACGTTGACCCAAAAGACAGATAACCCGTTGTTGAATTCTGAGCTTCTGGTACGTGCTTATGAGAAAACGAGGTTAAAGTGTCCAATTCATCCACATCAATTCGATAAACCCTAATATTGGTCGTATCGAGGTTATGGTAGATTATATGAGCTTTACCGTTTAGTAATGCAACATCGCTGTAAAAGGCATCATAAGTATTGGCGTACTCTATTTTGATATTTTGCGAGAAAATATGACCGTTTTTCATAGTTACTAGATCCAAACTGAAAGATTGTGTATCTTTATATGTCAATAACATCTTTCCGTTTTTCAACATAGTCAAGCTAGGTGCGTGACCGTATAAGGGTATTTTTTTGATATTCTCCCATGAATCGCCGTCTTTACTTTCTCCCATAGTCATATAATTTTTGTAATCTTGGAAGGGTTCAACCCCTTCAATATATTCTTGTGTACGCCCTACAAAATACATTTTTTTGTCTTCGGCATTATAACAAAGAGAGACCTCGTTCATCTTCCAATCTTCTGCTATTGCTTCCCCTAATTGCCACGACGTACCACTATCAGAACTTTTAACAATGTAAACTATTCCGTTTTGGTCGTAGTTAGCTGAATAAATCACGCCATCTTTGACGGTCATGTTCCCTCTCGCTGCGCCAATTCCACCGTATAATCTAGGCATTTCGATAGCGCTAGACCAAGAAGTGCCGTTAAACACTCTAGCTCGCACCCTTGCAGAGCCGTATGTTGAAGTAGCGTCAAAATAACGGAGTACCAAATTACCATTAGGCGCTACAATAAGGTTCGGGTCACGCAAATCTCTATCTGTATCGAAAATAGTGACATACGTCCAAGTGATTCCGTCTGTGCTTTTTCGTAAGACGATATTCCCATTGAAACTTCCACCGTGGTCAGATCCAACACGGACAGCACACCACAACTCATTGTTATAACTTACGATTGATGGGAAGTACGTTATAGCTCCCGGACCGCCGTTCATGACTAAAGAAGAATTAGGAACATTTAACGGAAGAGTTATTTTATCTTCAGAATTAAGCGCATTAATATAGTTTTGGTTAAGCCCATTTATTCCAAATTGCCCATCAAACGCTTTATCTACATATTTCTCAGTTTGTGCCAACTGCGCATCAGATTCATCCAATCTCTCACCAATCGACTCTGCACCATTCCTAGCCCCCAACAACTCTAAAATTATCTTCCCGCCAGGATCGGCAGTTTCCAAGAACTCCCGATTGTCTTCGACGAATTTTTCCCAGGTAGTTCTTTCGTCATTTTTATAGTTCTCCCAATCGACTTTTCCACTTGCCATGTACTCCTTAAACAACCGCAGCATATCCTCAATTGTCCAAATATACGTACTACCATCTTTTTTAGTTTCCTTTACGCCTTCACTAAATACACTTTTCGTCACATTATAGTTAAAATCTCGTGTACTAAATTGCTCGGTCCATTCGTGATCGTTGACCATTTTTCTAAAACTGAAATAGGCGGTTTGTCTACCTAGTTGTTGCCAGTCTTCCGGCTGCATGACGTATTCAAGGGTTCCGTTTGCTGGATTCATCGTGCCGGTTACCTTTTGTTCGATAATTCCTAAGCCCGCTGTTTGCCCGAGCTTTGCACAAAAAAACGGCTGTAAACCAGTGAATGGTTTTGGCACGCCGTTTTCGGTGATATTTGCGACGAGGGTTTGTGTTTGCTCGTCGCCTTGTCTGATTTTTAGGTTACCCACCTCGTTATTTGGCTCTGAGGTGGATAATGTAATGCTATGTCTGATTGCCAAATTCCCTCACTCCTTCTAAAAATTAATATATTCACGTGGATTGATAAAATCGCTACTGCTTGATGGCCATGGACCGTTTCTAAGAAATTGGAAATGCGTATGTGCGCCTGTTGAATCTCCAGTGCTTCCCATGTTCGCGATTTTTTGACCTTGAACAACGTTATCGCCATTCGCAACAGACAATGACGAGTTATGCGCGTAGCCGGTGTAAAGTCCATTCGCGTGCTGGATAATGACGTAATTGCCGTAGCTATTTTCCCAACCGGCAAAGACAACAGTACCTGCACCTGATGCGTAGATATTAGTTGTTGGACCAGTTCCGCCGACTAGGTCAATTCCGTTATGCAGTTCTTGTCCACCGTTTATTGGTGATGTCCGCCAACCAAACTCCGATGTCACTGTGATAGGATTGTCGATTGGTACGCGCCACGTTCCGCCTGTAATAATTTGTAAATCTTTAAACTTGTTATACCAGGTAACGGCCCAACCTTCTCTTTCCGGATGAGCGACTGCTGGACGTTCGAAGTTGCGCTCAAATGCATGCGCTGCTTGAGCAACATCGCTAACCGCTTTGAATCCAGCTACTGTTGTTGGTGATACGGCACCAATCCACTGCCCGTTGTACATACACCAGTCTAACAAGTCCATCTGTGCGGACATTGTTGTATAGTCTTTTGTGATACCTGCTGCACCCATTAACCGTTGGACGTATTCGCGACCATTCCATGTTGGACTACCAACTAATGGATAAGCTGACCCATCCCACTGTACGGCACCATAGGCAGGACCACCGACTTGTGACATATCCGGATTCATCGCGGGGCCAACTTCTCCCTGGATATTTCCAAGGATTCCGGCAACTGCTTGCTTACTGTAACCTTTACCAATGAGGATCGCCCAAGCTTGCCAAGCGAATTTATCAGCGCTTGAAGTTACGCCTGGTGGGTATGTGCCATTCCAGTCGCCACCACCACCGCCACCTTGGCCGGGAATCAAACGGACGCCATCAACGTATAATTCTTTGACGTCTAATCGCTGTTTTATATTTGCTGAAGGTGCTGAAAGCTTACCTGTCAATTCGATTGATTCGGAAATTAGCTGAATCAATTTCGAATGGCTGATGGTTGCGTTGTTTTTGTTAAACCACATCTTACTTGCAATACCTGAGATTGTGTTTTCAATTAGTAGTGTTGGATCGCTCGGTTTAGTCATGCCGATATATCCCAAACGGGAGCTATTGGGTTTTGACGCATCATAATATTCTTGCCTACCTAAAGCAATTTTCATTTTGATAAAATCAGCACTAACCGTTTCAATCAATGCTCCAAAAATATCAGTCCCTGTAATGGTGGAACCTTTGATCGTGGATCCTTCGATGTTTGTACCTTGAATATTTACTCCGATGATATCGATGGCACGGAGGACTCCAGTAGTGATAAAATCAGCGACAATCTTACCATCTTGTGTTATCGCTAGCGGAAATGGACCATCAACTCCGTTTGATGAGTGCCCTAAACCGGCTAAATTAAATCGCCAAACATATTTTGCTGTATTGGCATCATCTGTATCCATTATTCTCAGTTCTCTTGGTCTGTTCTTAGGCCAAAACATGATATGTCCTTTATCATTACCTGTGATTAATTGTGTAGCGTTAATAATACTTTCTTTCAAAAAATCAGTATTATGATCGATTTTTTTTAACAGGGTATTAATTTTGCTTTCGGCTTTTTCGGTGTAATAATCAACACTGCTTCCGGTCCCAAGTTTTTTGTACTCTTTTAAACGAGGATACCAGGTGTACTCGATCACTCGTTCTGTTACATTTTTCCTTGATCGTTGTAAGGTGCCATGTATTACATCGCCTAGTTGTAATTCGACGTATGCTAAATAGTCTTTGTATTCTAAGGTATTTGCTAAATCAACTAACGAAATTTCATGGGCTGATTTTTGCATGTGTACTTTTTGTCGTCCGAATAATTCTGTGTCTGCCCATTCTTTTAATTCAGCAACTGTTTTGCAGTTTTCATTCGTATATGTAGCTATGACCCGATTTTCATCAGTAATCACCATGCCTGGCGCTTCAAGATACTTCAATGTGATTGGTTCTCTTTCTTCGTCGTAATCTCCTTCTGGTGTGGCTCCGATTAGATAAAGAGTATTGGGTGGTTCTTCTTCTGAAATGATCTCTACAATTGATTCTAAGTTGATTCCAAAATCAATACGAAATCCATTGTCATTTCCCAATTTTTCTTTTAAATAAAAGGTGTTGCCATACATATCTAGTTCACCGCCAACAACACTAATCAAATTTTGATTCCCACTGTTACTACCAATGATTGCATCAATTGGATGATTTTGTTTAATCGTAAATTGGTGCTGACTCCCCATGTTCGAAAGAAATTGATAGTTTTGGTTAAACTCTAATGATTCGCCAATCATTCGCATGATTGATGTGACTGTTTGATTTTTAGCAATCATATTGTCAATAAAATTGCGATTGACATCTAGCCCTTTAAATCTTGCTGTAAATTGGATATATTCACCATCGTCTTTAATCGTTGCTATTCTAAAAAGTTGCCAAGTGCGATCCGGTACTTGCGCTCTAATAACTGCATCTTTCACAATTAATTCAGACAATTGACCTTCTTTCATGTACAAACCTGTCAATGCATAACGACCATTTATTTGTCGGTTAATCTCGGGTTCTTCCCAGAAATCAACAATAGGGAACCCGTTATGGGTAAAATCCGTCTCCCCTAAATCATAGATATACAAATCTTCCGAAAAACTCATAGGAATACACACCTTCTAACGATGTCAGCCTCACTGATGTTACCAGACACTTTAATACGATTATGACCCGTAGCAAGTAATGGTCTGTTCCCTTTATTCTTGATCCTGGCACCTTCTGCTATCACTAGTCCATTTTCAGAGTCTATTTCGATTAATCCTGTAGGCGTATTTAATAATGTAAAAGTCTCATCGTTGCAATCGATGGTAATATTGCCACCTCTTGAAACAACACGAATAAGAGGACGAGCAATCTCATCCCCACTGTTATGAATTATTTTTTCTTTATTTGGTTCTAATGCTATTTTATTTTCAGAAACATACCGGCGAAATGGTTCGCTTTGAAATGTGACTTGGAACTTCCAGAAGAATCCATCTTCATTCTCAAACTCGATTGGTTTGCTTGAATTCGTCACGATTACATCGCGGTATTTACTCATGTCCGTAGATAATACTAGCTTACCAGAACCAGTTAGCCACCGTTTCACTTCTTGCAATCGGTCAAAGTTAGCTAATTGTATTTCAATTGAATATTCGTATGCATCGTAATCGCCATAGGTCATATTCAATCGACCGCTTCTGCCACGAACTTTTTTTGATTCGTATATTTTAACCGGCGCTATTTCTGGTAAATATCCGGTATAGCACTCCATGTCTTCGATGGAGTGCAATTTCTTAAATATAAAAAATGGTTCGATCATACTTTTACCTCACCCCTAGCTTTCTAATCATTTCAGCCGCGGCCATTTCTTTGTTTGGTGTATCAAATCGATCAAATCCTGTTAAGCTGCTTCCGCTCACGCCAGGAACTTGAACAATCATATTTTTTTCTTGAACGACTTCGATTAACATTTCTAGTAGATATTCCAAACGATTATTACTATTTTGGTTATTGTTAATTGCGGTAATTTTATTAGTTGCTGCTTCAGTCAATCCGCTTAGTAGTGGTATATTTCCGCCACCTTCAAACATTTTCAACATTGCGCTTAAAATACCGCCTGATTTTTCTTTTTGGCTTAGTGGTTGTACGGTTGTTTTTCCGGCCACCGTACTAATTAATTCCGGTCCAGCTTCCCCTACAATTGCAGAACCATTAAAAAATGAACCACCTTTTGCTAATAGTGGGATTTTAGGAATACTTGCATTTTTCCCACCAATTTTAGGAATCCAACTTGGTATTTTTATATTATTAATCCCACCAATAAATCCATTGACTATGCCTATCATAGTGTTTAGTGGTGTCTTAACTACTGCAGACAGACCATCTAATATTCCTCCGACAATGTTCGATAGCCCTTTCCAAGCTTTTGACCAATTTCCAGTAAATACACCTGTAAAGAAATCCATTAAACCATTCAAAATCCTTTTACCGGCATCATAAAAATTGGTAAAATTTTTAAGGATTGCTTCAAATTGACTTTCAACATACCCACCCATAAAACTAAATCCAGCAACAAAAATGTCTTTAATAAAAATAAAGAAAAGATTAACTCCATCTCGAAACCATTCGAATTTCGCGTAAAGATAAATGAGAATCGCGATTACGGCCATCACAGCGATTACGACTAACAGCCAAGGACTAGCTAGTATTCCGATTGAGACGACCATCGCGGCCATGATTGGCATCATCGTTGTAAAGATAACAATGAGTACACCTAGAATAACGACAAAAGATTTCACTGGTTCCGGTAAATTTCCGAACCATGCGGAAAGACTTTGCAGGATTGGTATTAATGCCAGTAGGATTGGTTCAAAAACAATTGCTAATTCATTGCCGAGTTCAGCCATCATATTTTTTACATTTTGCATCGCAAGGGCTTGAGCATCAATCGGATCTAAAGTATTTGTAAATGTTTCTTCCACAACACCGGCGCTTTCAGTAGCAATACTTGATAAATCTTCTAAATTTAATGCGCCACGTCGGATAGCATCAGCCATCTTTGCTCCGTTTTTCGTACCAAAAACTTCTGCAGCTGCATTTAGTGCTTCTGTTTCGCTAGAGGCATTTAAGATTTTGTCTTGTAATTCGCCTAGTCCTTGTGACAAACTTTTGTTTTCTTTTGCATAATTTACAGACGCTTTTGTTAAACCTGTTAATGTTTCAGCGGAAGAAATACCTGCTTGTTCCATTTGACCAAGCAATTGAATACCTTCGTCAAATTCCAATCCTAGTGCTTTGATTTGCGGTGCACCTTTGACCGCTGCTTCGAATAATTTGTCTACTGATACACCAGAGTTTTGAGCGACTTTAGTTGTCGTGTCGAGCACTTGGTTAAAGTCATCATAAGACAATTCAAAAGCTTCAATGACTTTTCTTGCATTGATTGCCGATTCGCTAACATCCGTGTCATTAATATTGGCAAACTTTAATAAATACTCACTCGTTTTTTCTAATTGATCGTCTGTAAAGCCAAACTGTGTATTCATTTCACCAATTGCAGACCCAACATTGGCAAATGAATCAACAGGCATCGAGTTCGTAATCTTTTTATAGGATTCCGCCATTCTTTCGGCTGCTTCTCCTGTTGCACCGGTTTTTGTAATGATAATATCGGCGCCTTCATCGACTTCCAAAAATGCGTCTTGTGCTGATCGGCCAAATTCTTTTAGCTTTTCACCGATACCACTTAATGCGTCAGCGGCTGCCATTAGATTGCTTGCATCGAGTTTATCGCCAAGCGATTGCATGGAGTCTCCTGTTTCACCTAACCCATCTGTTAATTGGTTGGCTTCTGCTTCTAAATTGGAAAAGGCAATTTTTGCTTCATTGACTTGAATTTCCATTTTCTTTGCTTCATTGGAATTTTCGCCATATTCTTTTTTTACTTCAGATAATTGGCGCTCCATGCTATCAATTTTACGTTCGGATAATTCGGCTTGTTCCGCTACATACTTTTGAGCTGCTGCAAATTTTTCTGATTCATCGGCTGTCTTTAGCGTCGTTTCTTGTAGTAACTTATACTCAGATGCTAATTTATCCGCTGACAGTTGCAAGTCATTTTGTTCTTGTTCCAACTGTTTCGATTTTGCAATGTACCCATCATTTGCTGATTCAGCCTTTTCTAAGGCAAAACTCGTTTGAGTAATTTTGTTGGCTAATTGTTGTTCTGCAATTTCGTTCTTTTTAAGGGCAGCTTCTAATTTCCCGGCTTCAACGGAATTCTCACCAAATTGTTTCTTAACAAGTTCTAATTGATTCCTGGTTTCTTGAGTGGTGCTTTTTTGTAGCTTATACTGGTCTTCCAAACTATCCAAAGTAACGGTTAGTTTTTCAACGCTTGTTCCAGTAAATTTCATTTGTTCTTGCGTCAACTTTAAGTCTTGCTTCAGACCTTTTCCGGCAGCAACGTTCTCATCAATTTTCTTTTTATAATCTTGGTTAAATGCTTTAAAGGTTACTTTAGCTTCTGCACCTTTTGCCAATCATGTTCCCTCCTCTCTTATTTTTTCTCTTGCTCAGCGCTTCTCCAGTTTTCAATCGCTAACTTATTCATCGCAATGGTATTCACGTCTTGCAATGGCAAATGCCAAAAATCATTCTCATCGATTCCAACGAGTAATACATAAACGGCGTATAAGTCTTCTAGCTCTTCGATTTTGATTTTTGGGAATGATTTCGTTTGTGCTTTTTTGGCGTTTTATTAATAAATTCTTGGGCGAATTGATTGCGGCCTTTTTTTGTTAGGATTGCGCCTAGTAAGGGACCTGCTTCTTCAATATCCAATTCATAATTTTTTAAGAAATCCATGTACTCCATGCCATCTTCATTCGCATTACGGTAGGAAATAAAGACGGCATCTACTAATGCCATCTCATCGATTTCCTCATCGCGAACCATCGCATTCAGTACAAGGCGTGTTCGATACCCTTCTTTTACGCGTAACTGATGAAGAAGATACGCGTTGAATTTGGGATTAACGGGCACACGTTTATCACCAAGCGTGATATGCGTGACTATTTTTGGTTGTTTGTTTTCTTGCTTCTCTGCCATCTTTACTTCCCTCCTTATGGTAATTCAGTAGCTGATACTAATTCTGGTGTAAATGCTGTATGCCACGTTTCTAATGTTCCTTTGTCAACTTCATCCGTAAACGCTTCAACGTATGCACGCAATTTCCCATTAATGTCTGTAAACATCGCGGTAAAGGAGTACTCAACTGCCTGGAATTCATCCGCCGTTTTATCAACGGTGAATTGTAGTCCTGTTTCACTTGTACACTTTGGAAACGCAATGATTTTTGTTACTTCATCAAAATCATCAATAACATCTGCTGTCAGGACAAAATCCCCTGAACTGCTATCCCCATCGTAAGAATAAACACCTGGCTTCAATCCTTCATTCGATAAACCAAAAATCTTACGGATCGTTCCTGTTTTCGCGTGACCGGATAACGTCACATTTAATTGCACCGGTTTTCCTTTCCGTTTGATCGTTTGAATACCACATTTCACTTGTTTGAATGCCATTTCTGTTTCAGATGCTAAGACAGCAGCGCATCCAAAAGATAATGTTTCGCTACCTTTAAACTGTAAAGAAACTTTTTCGATTTCCATGGGTGTAAATGTTTCTTGTAATTTAGTTGAGACCATAATTAATTTCCTCCTAATTCTTTATTGATTGCTACCTCTAGGGCGCTTTCTAAATCTTGTGCAATTACTGGTACACGTCGCTCCATTCCTTGTCGCAAAAACTCAAGCGGCAATGGATTTGCATCGCCAATTCCTAAATCGGGGAAAACCAAGTATCTCCAATTTGTTTTTGGCCTAACCGTAAATCCTAGATTTTCATGCGTCACTTTTAATGACTCACTACTTTTTGCATGACCGACAACTGTTTTCTTCCCACTTTCTAATGTGATGGGCATTTGAGGATTCCTTTTGGACATAGGAAAGATTTCTCTCATTTCTTTTGGTGTTTCTGGTTCTACTTTATTTTGTAATTTTTCATTGATAACTACTTCAGATAGATGTGGAATCTTAAGCATTTTTTCTTGTAATCGATCAATTTCAACAAATTCAACAACCCAACTACTCTCTCTCCAATCAGCAGACATTTTTCATTCTCCTTGTAAAAAACAATTGAATTTCATCGATGTATTGGTCTTCTTTGTTCTTTTTAATCAAATATTTTTTCGAGTTTTTGAACTTGAATAGTTTCCCATGAATACCTGCAATCAACTTGATAGATTGCACGTCTAAGTCGTCACGATTTTCTGAATAAAAAGAGACGAGAATGTCTTGTGTGATTGTTGCTTCATCGCTTGATAACTGCATACCACCCGTCTCAAAACGAAAATAATTGTAACCACCTGTTTTTGTGATTACTTCTTTTAACGAATCATCGCTGACAGTATCTTGAAAGACTTCTAATTCAATGACTTTCTTAATTTCTTCAATCAATTTTTCGTTAGATTTATTCAAATAGTCGATTAGTGATACTTGATTAATTATCATCGGTATCACCTACTTTTGATTGTGCAGGACCCACTTTTGATAAATACCAAAAAAGATATTTTTTATCAGCATCTGAATCAACTTTAAATATTTCGTATTCAATACCATCGATGATAATAATTAAGTCAGACTTATCTTGCGATCGAGGCGTTAGTTGTGGTGGGTAAAATGTTTTGATTTTTAATTCAAGTTCTTTACCTTTCGTTTTAGCCAAGTCATAATCTTGATCTCGTGCGCTTAATTCATTAAAATATAAGGTCCCTAATTCCGTAAACGTATAACCGATTGATTTTTTCGTAGGGCTTAATTTTGTTTTCTTTGTACCGTACTGAAGTAATCCATCATTAAAACTTTCGTAACGATCCGACACTATCTGCCACCTCCATTACGACTCTTTAAAGCGGAAATTTGTAACTCTAAAATCTTTTGTTTAAAATCGTTGTAAAAAAGATGTCCATTATCATTCCAGTTATATTGGCAATAGTACTTTAATAAAGCACGTGAATTGTTTCCTAGATTCGTTTTCGTTTCTTCTGTAAACGGCAAAGAACCAGCCTTATCAACAAGATAAGACTGGCCTTCTTCGATTAACTCTTTGATTTCATCGTCAAACGTATCAAAGGAGACTCGTAGGCGCTTTTTAATTGATTTAAATAATGTTACTTCATCCATTAAATCACTCCTATTCTTTCGGTTCCTCTGTCATTTCAACTGGTTTTTTTTGCAAATAAACTCGACCATATTTATTTTTTTCAGGATTAGTCAGTTCTGAAATTCTTTTCGCTGCTTTAGACCCTTCGTACAATTCCCCTACTTCATAGATACGGCCCTCTGCATTTTTGTCAGCAAATCGTCGGATTACTAAATAGTCCAATATTCCCACTCCTCTTCTTTTAAGGTTCTTCGGTTGTGTCTGTTTCATTTAACAATCCTGTTGGAGTTGGTCGTTTGATATCAGCATCTCCACTAGCCGTTGGAACTGTTGCGCCTGTCATTGTGCTAATGTCATAAACATAAAAGGCATCTTTATGTTTCGCTAACCCTGTTCCGGTAAATTTAGCAATGAATAGATCCATGTCTTCAATTGCTAACGTTTCTTCATATTTTTTCAATTCAGTTTGACTAGATACTGCTAACAAGTAATTTTTCGGATTTCCGATTGTGATAGCTGCTTCTTCTTGTGCATAAGACTTAACAATAGTTTCACCGGTCGGCAATTGTGTTAAGACCCATTTCCCTTCTGGTTCACTCTTATACGCTAGTTTTGGAAACAGTTTAGACCAATATGTTACTGGATGGACAATTGCGACCATTGGACCATTGTCTAATTTGTCACGGGCAAAGGCTGCACGGACACCTGCTAATGATTCTGGTTCTAAATCGGTTAAGGCAATTTTATCTTTGTTTGGATAAACACCATCTACTGCTCCAGATAATTTTTTGTTCATCCCAATTGGTTGGTTTTTACCTGTACCTTGGATTAATGCTAGTTCTAACGTCACAGCCATAATTTCATACATTACAGTTGTAACATACTGTGCTAACCACGCTGGACCTAAAACAAAGAATCCTTTCACGATTGGTAAAAATCCGGATAATTTACTTGTTTCAAAGCTGATTACTTTAATACTATTCACTAGCAACTGCTTAATGTTGTCCGGTAAAGTTCCCCAGAATGCCAATTGTTTTGTAGGATCAGCGTACATATACTTGAAAATCGCTCCCGTTGTTTGGGCATCAACTAATGAAATTAATGGATGTTCTTCTGTCAAACGAGAGAAAATATCTTCCACAATCGTTTGTGGGAATGCTTCATCTAAATTATCAAAACTTTGCTTCGTAACAGCAGCATTAAAGTATTTACGTTCTGCTGACGTTTGAGGTTTCATAATTCCACGTGCAACTAACACATTTTCATCTTTAAATCGTTCTCCCTCTTCTTCAAATGCTTTTTCAGCTTCTGATACGACAACAGTTTGGATACCTTCCAAGAAATCATTTAACGCTGTTTCCTGGGCTTTTTCATCACTGCTCTTCATTGCTGCGAAAAACGCTGCACGTTGCTCACTCAATTGATTTTTTACTAAGTCTGTATTAAACATTATTTGTTTCCTCCTCGAATAAATTCATAAAATTTTGTAATGGGTTTGTTCTTTTTTTGTTTTCTTGATTCTTGTTTGGTTCGTTTATCATGCCGCCATACTTACTCATCAATCTTTCTGCAATTGTTGCTTGTGCTGCTGGTTCAGACTCTTTCGTAATAATTTCATCAACAAAGCCAAACGTTTTTGCTTCATCAGCCGTCATGAATTTTTCTGAATCAAGTAATTCTTTGAGTTCTTCTTCTGTTCCAACAAATGTTTCCATGTACGTTTGCGTCATTGCTGATTCTGTCGTACGCAACATATCAACGACTTTTTCGAGATCATTGGCATTCCCTCGTGCATAGGTCCATGGATTGTGAATCATTAATTGTGTGTTTGCCGGCATCTTTTTTGTATCTCCAGCTAAGAAAATTAAAGAACCGGCACTAGCGGCAATCCCATCTACAATTGTCACAATGTTTTTTCCGGAAGCTCTCAAAATATTAAAAATTGAAATCCCTTCAAAAACATCACCACCATAAGTATTAATGTGGACGTTTACTGTTTCTGTTTCGATTTGATCCAATGCATCAATCACTTTTTTTGCTGTGATACCACTATCATCCCACCATGTTTCACCAACATCGCCATGTAGATATAAATCAGTTTCGCCTTCGACACTCGCATTAAATTGGATTTTTGATTCGATTGTTCCTAGCTTTAAATTTTTTGAATTAAGTTGAATTCTTTTCACTTGGTTCTCCCCTTCCTAGTGCCCTCATCATATTGGAAACTGCTTTTTCAATATCTTCAGCGGCATTATTAATATTTTCATAGTTCTTCGTTACGTAATGGCGCCACGCCCACTCTTCGTCAATGATTTCCTCGCCGAGTTTTTCCAGAATGTCGTTAACACAATAAACGCCAATGCGTAAATAGGCTTCTGCAGCATTAGCAAAAGCAATTGGATCCTTTGTGTAAATTAAATCAGTTGATATTTTAAGTTTATTACCTTTGTAAAATTCATCTTTACCATATTTCTTCCGATTGATTTCGGTTTGAATATTTTCGATGAAGGGACGTACTGCGTCATCAATCATGCTTTTACGCATCCCTTCATTATCTGCAACATCGCCACGAAATATTCCGCGTGGCATTAAAAAGGCATCCGCTACTTGATTGACAATATCATCAAAAATACTTGTGATATCACGTGATGTAAAAGCACCACTCTTTGTGTTTCCAGTAGTAGCATCGACGTTGCTTAATGTTAAGCCATCTTCCAAAGGAGTAATCGAATCTTTATCTGATAAAATGGCACCAAAACGCTTTTGAAATAAATCATCTAAGATTTCATCGTATTCAGTGCCTATGACGTTCCCTTCTTCATCTAAGACATCTTTCTCTTTAAATTGATCGAATTGAGCATCCATTAATAATTTTAATTTAATGGCATTCCCACGTTTATAATTTTTAATGGCATCATTTAACAGTTTCCCATAATCTTCATAAACGCTGTCAACAATTGCTTTAACTTTACTATTGTTGTATTTCAAGTGGATCACGTCTGATTCTTTTAATTTTGTTTGATAGCTTAGGCCGCCAGGTAAAATAATATTCGAATAAACGTTTGGTAGAAAAGCATATTTTTCAATCGTAAAACTTTCAGCGACAATTAAATCTCCTGACTTCGCTTGTATCACTAATGCGCCATCCGAGTTGTAAACCATTTTATGGACTAAAGAATAAAAGAAATCGGTTTGGTTTTGGTTTTGATTTGGTTCATAATTTAAACGCCACCACAAATCGCCTTTTTCTGGTTTACCTCGGATATACGTTTGAAACCCACATAAAGAAACAGCATTCGCAATACGACTAATTGCAATGCTTAATGCATAACTTTTGTAACGTACATGATTCACAGATTCGCTGAACACAACCGTCCGTTCATTCGATGATTTCTCAATAGGCGGTCTTGCTTCAATATCCAGTGAATCATCGTTTGAATTAACAAAGAAATTTTTAATACTTGAAAATACTCCCAAATTTCATCACTCCCTTCAGGTTCCGACATAGCTTCTTAGTTTTCTACTTGGTCTATTTCTTGGTTTCTTATATGGCGGTTCAATGACCAGTGCGTGAATGAAGCACATAAATCCATCTGTTTTTCGTGTTTTCGGTTCTATTTTTTCATAGGTTTTATTTCCCTTGCTGTCGAATTTGACATAAACATTATTTGTATACCATCGCATCATTATATCTTTCCCAAAAACAATATTTTTTAAAGAAAATAAACTATCAACTAGCCCAGCAATCTGGCCATGCGTAACTGGTCCACTACGGACTGGTCGTAGAACGATGCCGTATTCATCGAACTTATCTTTTAAAGCCGAGAAACGCCATGAATCGGCGGCGATTTCTGTAATCTTGTACTTCTTTCTTTGTTCCATGAACCACTGCGCTAAATACTCCGGTTTTACCATGTCATCGTTCACGATTGTGGCGTACCCTTCATTTACTGCTGTCTCAATATCAAACTTAAATTTTGTAATCCTTAATGACTTATGACAAATAAATGTGTGTTGGATAAAGTAGCGTTTCTCTCCAATCCGGAATAACATGCCGCATGAAACAAAATCTCGAATATCAGCATAGTCAATCGCTCCGACACATGGCACATTCGTTAGATCAGGTATCTCTTGATCAGTTGCCATGATGTCTTCCCACTCAGCAACTGCAGCAAAGGCATCTTGTGTTGGAATATTCATACGCTTCGTTAAAAACTCAATCATTTTCGATGGGGATTCTAACGCTTTGTCATACTCTTTTTCAACTTGGTTACGAAGTACCTTGTCATACAATAATCTCGGGATCGCTTTGACCCAATTCTTTTGATCATGGACTTCTTCTAAGCTGTCCAATTTAAAAATGAATGGGAGCAACTTCGATGATTTAACTTCACCAGAAAAAATACGTTTCACTAAATCTTTCATGCTATCCAAAACCCCACCGCGAACAAATCCGTCTGTTGTCAGGTAAAATGCTCTAGCAAATCTGACCTTACCTAGCGCTGAAGAGAAAACATTAATCAAATCTTCTGTTTCGTATTCGTGAATTTCATCGAAAACGACTGCACCTGGACGTAAACCATCTTTTGTCCGGGCGTTACTCGTATGGTATTTAATGCGTGATCTCGTTTTTTTATGAGTGATTACTGATTTCGTATGCTTGAAATGTTTTTGCAAAACTTCTAAGTCGTCAATGACGTCATAAACATCCTGAAAACTTGTTAGTGCTTGATCTTTCGTGTTGGCCACAATGTCAACGTTGTATTTCTTAACGTTATTGATATCAACTAAGTTAAATGCTAAAGCACTTAACAAACCATTCTTTCCTGTGCCCCGTCCAGACAAAAATAAATACTCATCGAACACGAGCGTATTATCTTTATAATAGACGCCAACAACAAAAGATAAAAAGAACGTCTGAAATGGATGCAACGGGAAAAAGTATTTTTCTGATCGTTTGATTACCTTCTCGATTTTTTCAACATCGATAATGACGTTTTCTTGATCTAATTTTTTTCGGACATATTTCATTAAATCTTTTTGTTCTTTACAAGTAACGACTTCTCCCGATTCGACAAGATACATCCACTCTGATACTGCGTGATGGATTTTTTGTGGATGCTTTGGGAAATTTTTATTAGTATCCATCATCATCGTCTTCGGATTCGGCTTCGGATTCAATCGGCTTAATGTCCAGTACATCCAAAATTTCCGTCATACGTTTATGGATTCTTGGGAGTTCTGTCACTGCATCATTTTTCTTTCGAAATTTTTGTTTTCCGTTATGGACCGTAATCATCGCGCCGTTTCGTTCGATCTCCGTTTTTAACTTTTCTTTGATTTCCCAAAAGGTTAAATAGTCTAAAACTAAGTCGTACCAATGCTCTTCCGTCTTTCCATCACG